TGGTTTACCCCGCTGCAGCCGATCGGCCCGTTCGCTCCTCCGGGAACGGTCCCGAGACAATTCGCCTACCTTCCGGGTACCAACATCCTGTGGCAGCCGAAGTCGGGCGAGCCGGGGCCTTCCGGAGTCACGTTCGAAACCCTGCGGCTGCTCGCGGACTCGTGGGACATCCTGCGGCTGTTCATCGAAACGCGCAAAGATCAGATGTTTCGAATCCCGTGGACCTTCCGTTGCAAACGGCAGCCGGGGGAGAGCGAAGAGCAGTTCAAGAAGCGCAACGCGAAGGACAAGGGACTGACCGCGCTCCATAAATTTTTCGAGAGGCCGGACGGCGAACACGATTTCGACATCTGGATGAAAATGTGGATGGAAGACGAGATCGTGATCGACGCCGTTTCGATCTACGCCCAACGCGATCGCAAGGGCAAGATCGCTTCTTTCCTTCCTTTCGACGGGGCCACGTTTAACCGCAGGATCACGGACCAGGGCATCACGCCGCCGAAAGGGCAGACCGCCTACCAGCAGGTTTTGTACGGGATCATTTCCGGCAACTTCACCACGGACGATTTGATTTATTTCATGCGCAACCCGAGGACCTGCAGGCTGTACGGTTTCTCCCGCGTCGAGCAAATCCTCCTGACGATCAACCTGGGCCTGCGCCGCTTGGAGTTCCAGTTGCAGGAATACCTGTCGGGCAACACGCCCGAGGCCATCGTGTTTCTGCCCGTGGGCGGCGACTCCGGGATCACGATCGACCAGGTCAAAGACGCGCAAGACAACTTCAACGCGATGATGGCGGGCAACCTCGCCACTCGCCGGCAGATCCGGTTCCTGCCTTCCTACGGGACCAAGGGCGAACGCCCGCCGATCGTGTTTCCCAAAGAGGCCCTGATAAAAGATCCTATCGACGAATGGCTCGTGAAGATCGTCGCGTTCAACTTCGGCATGTCCACGCAGTATTTCGATCGGCAGATGAACCGCGCCAGCGGCGAAACCGCCAAGGAGACGGCCGAAGAGGAAGGCTTGTTGCCGGACGTGAAGATCGCCACGAAGATCACGAACCGTTGCGTCGAACTCCTGGGCCTGGCCGATCAGTATGAGTGCGCCTACGACATGCCGGGCGTCATGGATCCAGACAAGCAAGCCGACGCCGACAAGAAGCGCGTCGACTCCGGACTCAACACCCGGAACGAAATCCGCGAAGCCCGAGGAGAAGATCCGGCCCCGGAGGAGAACGCCGACAGGCTCACCATCACCACCGCGACCGGCGTCATTCCTCTCGACGAAAAGCAGGACAACATCGCGGCCGGTTTGAATCCGGACGGATCTCCGAAGGCGGCCCCGGAGCCGGTCGACGATAAACAACCTCCTGCAGGAGGAGACGGGAAGCAGCAGGCCGAGGGAGGCGAACCCGGCGGGAAGAAACCCAAGGGCAAGAAGAAACCCAAGGGCGGGGCCAAGATCATGAAAGCCGTTCCGAAACGCAGGTCCTTTATTTCGGTCGGGCAACTCACCCCGGCCACGGAGAAGGCGATCGAGGCCGCGTCGAAAACCCTGGCGGCCGCGTTCGGGAAGATGGCCGAAAAAGCCTCGGCCAAAGTCAAGGCGATCGAGAAGGCCAGCAAGCCCGACGACGTGACGGACGAAATCATGAAAGCCTTGGACGAGGAATTCCGCGCCCTTCCTCCTGCGGTGCAGGCCCAACTGGAAGCGGCCGCTTTGTCCGGGATCTCGCAGGTCGCGGCGCAGTTGTCCGTAGACGACGGCGAACTCCTCGGCAAGACGAACGAGATCGCGCGGGCCTGGGCCAAGAAGCGGGCGGCCGAAATGGTCGGCATGAAATGGGTAGACGACGAGCTCGTCGACAACCCGAACGCGAAGTGGGCCATCGACGACACCACCAGGTCGGACATCCGGAAGATCCTGACCGAAGGGTTCGCGTCGGAAGAAACCTCGATCGCGGACATCGGGAAGGCCATCGAAGAGGCCGCGTCGTTCTCCGCGTACCGATCCGACATGATCGCTCGAACCGAGTGCGCCCGCGCCCAGATCTTCGGCGGGCTGGAAATGTGGGAGAAGTCCGGCCTCGTGAAATCCTACGAGTGGTTGAACTCCGAGGACGAGGACGTGTGCGAGATCTGCGAAGAGTTGGGCGACGGCGGGCCTTACTTGCTCGGAACCGGCCCGCTGCCGATCGACGATTCTCACCCGAATTGCCGTTGCGTCCTTTCGGCCGTGGAGATCGCGGAGACGGAAGAGATGGCGGCGGCCGCCAGGTCGAAGCAGCAGGCTTGGCTGTTCATCAGGGCGGCGCAGGAGGCGGTCAAACATAATTCGAACGGAGGCAAACATGCAGGGCAACGACAAAGTGATCGCGGCGCTTCAGGCGGCCATCAACACGGAAGCGACGCTCGCTGAAGTTTACAAACTCAACGGTCGGGCGCTCTCGAAAAAACTCGGCCTGAAGACCGGCAAGGAATTAAAGGGACTCGGTTGCCAATGCCGGGGATACATGAAAAAGATCGCGAAGAGGCTCGAACTGTTCGAGGTCTTCGCCGAGGTCGAAGCGGCCACGGCGACCGTGGGGAAGACGACCACGGAAACGATCGACGAGTTGATCGCGATGGAACTCGCGGCCGTGAAGCAATACACGCAGGACGTGATCGCGTGTTGGAACGCGAAAGACATGGACTGCTTCCACTTCTTTCAGCACATGTGCAAATGGCACACGGTCGGAGAGAACGGCAACGTCGGCCACTTGAATTACCTGCAGCACGAGCGCAGGCAGTTGACCGAATTCGGCGAGAAGGATTACGAAGAGGTCCACGCTTAAACTAATTTCCTAACGCGGAGGCTTTGACATGGCACTCATGAGAGCGAAGGGCAAACCGGCTGCGTCCAAGGCCGAACCCTCGAAAATGCTTTTCCGGAAGTTCGTCCGCATCACCAAGATCGACGAAATGAAACGCGAAGTCGGCGGCGTCGTCACGGCCGAGCAGCCCGACAAGGCCAAGGAGGTTTGCGACTACGAATCCACCGTCCCGTTCTACAAGGCTTGGAGCGACGAACTTTCCAAAGCCACCGGAGGGAAGAACGTCGGGAACCTGCGGGAGATGCACCAGCTGAAAGCGGTCGGCGCGGGAAAGACGATCGAGTTCAACAACGTGGACAAAGAAATCTACATGACCTTCAAGGTGGTCAACGACGACGCGTGGACGAACTGCCTCGAAGGAGTGTACACGGGTTTCTCGCACGGCGGCGAGTACGTGAAGACGTGGAAAGGCAACGACGGCCTCGTGCACTACACCGCGAACCCGGCCGAAGTTTCGCTCGTCGACAACCCGTGTCTGCCGAAAGGTCATTTCGATTTCGTGCGGGCCGACGGCGTGGTTGAAAAACGGGCTTTCAAAAAGCAGGGCTGCGGCGATTGCAAGTACGATCCCGAGAAAGGTTGCCCGTGCAAGGCGGAGGCGGTCGCGGGTTTTCCTTCGAGAGGATTTTTCAAATGGGTGAATCTTGCGACCCTCGAATGCGCGTGTTCAACCTGCGGCCGATTAATCAAGGCGAAGAAAAAGATCCAGGCCGTCATCGGCCACCTGAAGGGCGAAACCACGACGACCGTTCAGTCGATCATCTTCTCGCCCAAATCCGAGTGGACCGCCAGTGACTGTCAGCAGTGGTTGAAGGATCACGATTTGAAAGCGCCCGAGGCCGACGAGACGGAAGACAGCTATCGCTTTCGTCAGCGGGACCCCGGTGATTTCGAGGAGGACAGTTTCCGAACCATCAATTTCAAAGGAGGGAAAAAGAAAACCATGGCGTTCGCACAGATGTCGAAAGCGCAACGGGATGTGGTCAAGGCCGAATTGCACAAAGCGGCCCTGGCGATCCTGGAAGCGAAGGCCGAAGAGATGGGCGTTGACCTCAAGAAAGACATGTACGACGTCGAACGCCTGGCAGAAATCCTCCAGCAACTCGCCTACATCCGCATGAGCGCCCAGTGGGAGCGCGAGAATGAGGGCGACGAGTCCGAATTGCCGGACTTGATCCAAAAGGATTTAGAATCACTCGCCGAAACATTCCTCAGCATGGCTGAGGAGGAAGTCGGCGAACTTACAACGTCCGCCAAAAAGGCGGCATCCATAGGAGGCGGTAAAATGGCAACGATGTCAGCCGTCCAAAAGGCGGCGTCAGCACTGGACCACATCAAAAAAATGCACGCGGCGCACAAGGCTTTCCACGCGAAGATGCACAAGGCCCATCAGGACCGTGAAGCCGAGATGGACGATCACATGGACAAGCTTCACAAGATCCTCGGCACCGGCGAAACGGCACCGGCGTCTTCAGGCAACGAACCCGTGTCCACGGACCCTGCTGCCAGTGGGGCCTCTAGCACCATCAAGACGATGGAAACCACGATCCTAGCCAAGCTGGACGAAATGGCGAAGGGCATCGACGACAAGATCAAAACCGGGATCGACACGGCCATCGGGACCATGCTCGAAGGCATGCTCGGGGAAAAAGGAGTCGAGCGGGCGCTGCAGACGGCAGGGCAGAACCGCAAAGCCGCCGCGTCTGCCGGCATCGGCGATCGCAACGACCTAGCCGAGGGCGGGCCGAAGACCCACCTCGCCGTGAAAGCCAACGACACCAGCGTCGCGGGCCTGCAGGCCCACAACGCGAACGCGGAAGTGCCCAAGGCGAACATGGAGAAGGCCGCCCAGGGCGACACCTCCGAGATCCTGAAAGCCATGTCGGGCGTCAAACCGGCCGAAGACGTGAGCGATTTCGCTCGCGGTCCTCTGTCTAAGTTCGCGCCCAAGTAAGTCGCTGCACCCAGAAACGCGGACGCACGGACGCGCTCCACGAATTCCCACATGGACGTTTACCAGCACGAAACCCGAGGCGGCCCTGCGGCCGCCTTAACGAGAGGAGAAAGAGCACCATGTTCGAAGGAATGAGCGAGCGCACCCTTGCGCTGTTTGCCCAAATGAAGAAGGACGCCACCACCTTCGGGATCGCGACCAACTCCGGGGTGCAGTTCTACTACCTGGAGGAAACGGCCAAACAGACTTATCCGGTTTTCTATCCGATCTTGTCTGAAACGCCGCGCGTGTACCCGATGTACAACGGCGTTCGAGTCGGCGGCCCCGGCGTCAACTGGAAACAGATCGTCGGCGTCGACGTGTCCGGCTATCCGGCCGTGTCGGAAGGCCACCGCAACGCTTACACCGCAGTGTCGGAGAAAGACGCCTACGCCCCGTACGCCTACCTGGGCAAAGACGCTTCGGCCACCTTCCAAGCTTACTCTCAGGCTTTGGGATTCGACGACGCGCTGAAGATCGCGCAGTTCACGAACCTGAACGCCCTGTTGAACGGCGAGGAGAAAATGATCATGTTCGGGAACCCCGGCAACGGCTCGGTCAACGGATACGGCGGGTACGTCCTCGGGCAGTGCCCGCAGCCGAGCGGATTACAGTCGGCCTCGACCGGCACGTACGCCTCGGGCACTTATTACGTGTACTGCGTCGCGCTGACTCCGTGGGGCGTCGCGATGGCGACCTCGACGGGCTGCGCGATCCCGGTGCAAAGGGTCAACGCCGACGGGTCGAAGGACGCCATCAACGGCGGGACTTCGCAGATCTCGGCGGCGAGCTCGGGCGTTTCGCTCGACGGCTCCCACGGCATCGACGTGAAAGTCGCGCCGGTGAACGGAGCGGTCGGGTACGCCTGGTACATCGGGAAGTCCAACGCCGCAGGAGCGAAATTCAACGGAGTGACGGCGCTTTGCATGGCGACCTTTACGGCGCCGCTGACCGGGAGTTTGCAGACGGCGGCCGACGCGGGGTTGGCGGCCGACGCCAGCTATAACCTCCTGGATTTCCCCGGCGCTTTGACCTGGCACTTCCAGACTTACGGCGCGACGAACGGATTCACCGCCTATTTGAAAGACATCACCGGAACGGCAGGGACGCCCACCGGGTTCACTTCCAACGGCGACGGGACGATCAAGGAGTTCGAGGACGTGGCCGACTACCTGTGGATCAACTTCAAAGCCTCGATCGACAAGATCTGGTTGGGCGGCGCGTTGATCCAATCGGCTTCGCGGGCGATCCTCACTTCTGCCTCGGGGCCTGGCGCTCAGCGTTTGATCATCGACCGCGATTCCGACGGCAAGATCATCGGCGGCCAGATCGTCAGCGAGTACCATTGGAAATATTCTTCGACCACGGCGAAGAAGACGGTTCCGGTTTCGGCTCACCCGTGGCTGCCGGACGGAACGGTTTGGTTCGACATCACCACCAACCCGTACCCGGCCGCAGGGCAGTCGATCCCTGTGGTTCGCCGAATCGTCACGCTGGAAGATCACTTCAGCGTGAAGTGGCCCTATCGTAACCTGACGCACGAGATCGGCATCTACGCTTTCATCACGCAGCAACATTATCTGCCGTGGTGCGGAGCGGTGCTGACGGGCGTCGCCAACAAGGTCAACTAGCAGCATCCTCTTTCGATTCGCGAAGGAGGGCGCGGTTGGCCCTCCTTCTCGAAGAGAAAGCGAAAGGACGGCGACACATGTTGAAGACTTCGATCTTCGCGGTGAGCAGCACCCAGGAAACCCCGGTCGTTCTGACGGTCCCGTGCCGACAGGCCACGATCAAAGAAGACGCGGCGACGGCGACGACCGCTTGGCAGTTGAAAGGAACCGCGCCGAATTCCGTTGAGATCCAGAAGGCTTCGGGCGAGTCGGTCACGTTGAGTTTCGCGGCGATGAAAAACGCGGGCGAGACGATCGGCTTCGTGAAGGTCACCACCGGCAGCCCGAACTTTCAGTTGGTAGAACAGCCATGAAAACGTTTTTGTTCTCCGTGGGCCTGCAGCCGGTACCGGTCACGGTGACGACTCCATGCACCCACGTCGAGATCGTCGAGGACCCTTCCGTTTCGGGTTGGCCCACGGTCGACTACCAGGTCATCGGAACCGTTCCGGGTTCTCAGGCGATCCAGAAGAAAGGCGGGGTCCGCTTCGTTTTCCAACGAAGGATTCCCTGGAGTGCCGGCGACATCATCGGGTTCGTGCAGATCGTGGACCCGGCGCAGGCCGGAATCATCACGCAGTTGATTTACTTCCTGACGTTCCGTTTCCTGCAGTCAGGATCTAAAACCACCACGTTCCAACAGGTCGAGCAGACGGTATGAGCGACATCGACGTGATTAAAATCGAGCACGCGGACGACTCCGAGATCGGAACGTTCGCCGCGCCCTTCACGATCAAAGAAGGATCTTTGATCTCGATGGAGATCGTCGACGACAAACTCGTCATCACCGCCAGCAGCGTTCCCTCTCCGGCGCCGGCTCGAACGCTGATTCAGACATACAAAAGTTATTTTGTCCGAACAGATGGCAATGATACCAATGATGGTTCTAGTAACGACTCAGCTCATGCCTTCGCTACGCTTCAGCGAGCCGTCGACGCGGCAACCAAAGAAATCGATGCGGATCAATGGATTGTTCTTATCAACGTAGAGGACGGAACCTATAATGCCGGCGCTGTAATTCCGGATGTCCTCGGCGGCAGCATTTTAAACTTTATAGGAAATTGGCAGCATCCGGGAAATGTCCTCATTCAAACTGACGCAACGGCTTTCTATATTAATGTCAATCAGACAACCGTTACTTTTGACGGATTCAAAGTCGAAGCGAGCAATGGAGACGGTTTTGATGTCCAGGGCGGAGGGCCGGTGTTGCTCGAAGATTTCGAGTTTGGCGATGTTCCCAATGGGGCTCACGTCTACGTTCACAATAACGGACTTGTTCAACAGTATGCGGACTGGAAAATCAGCGGGTCCGCGCAACGTCATATTCGCGCCGAAGATGGAGGGATATTCGAACCTTTTGAGAGCGCATGGTGGGCAAATCCTTATTCCAGCACATACGTCAACACCTTAACCGGCACGCCCGGTTTCAGCATCGCTTTTGCTGATTGCAGGACAGGCGGACAGGCGCGTTTCTATGCGCAGAGTTTCAGCGGATCCGCGACCGGCAAAAGATTCATCGTTCAATCGAACAGCCATATTGGCACCGGAGGACACGCGCTAACCTGGTTGCCTGGCGACACAGCCGGCGAACTCGACGGTACCGGAACTTATGACGACACAGTGAGCGCCGCGCTCATAGGAACTGGCAGCGCGCCCAGCGCAACAATTTATCTCGAGCCCGAACTTCCAGAAGAACCGTTTATGATTCCAGGGCCAGAGGGCAAAAAGGGCGACACTGGAGGCATAGGCCCCGCTGGCGGTTCTGGCGTTCAAGGCCCCCCGGGAGTAGCTTTGATTTTAGAGCCGGATCCGTCTGAAGATCCAATGATGATTCCGGGTCCTATCGGAGCCACTGGCGCAACAGGAGCGGCCGGCGGACGCACTCAATTAACTCAGAACACAACTTACTATGTGCGCACGGATGGCAACGATTCGAACGACGGCAGCGCAAACAACTCCGGTCATGCGTGGCTGACTCTGCAACATGCTATCAGTGTTTATCAGAGTTTGGACTGCAACGGCTACGATGTCACGATTTCCGTAGCGGACGGCACCTGGACGGCGGGGATGAATATTACTGGCAGACAGGGAGCCGGGAATTTATATCTCACAGGGAACGCGACCACTCCCGCGAACTGCGTTATCAACGCCACCAGCTCCAACTGTCTCGGCGCTACCGGGCATCCGATGGGAAGCATCATATACTTCAATGGATTTAAGTTGACCACTACCACATCCGGCCAATGCATCTATGCCGCTGCGGGATCTCAGATTTACTATCATAACATTGAGTTTGGTTCTTGCGCGGGCTATCACATTCTGGTGCAGGGTGGCGCATCGCTTGTCTTGCTTGGAGCCTGTAAAATTTCCGGAGGCGCCGGCAGTCACGTACTCGCCCAAACACAAGGAGGATGGTTCAACGGCACAAGCGGCGTCACTATAACCATAACTGGAACTCCGGCGTTTTCTCTGGCGTTTTTCTACATATCGACACTTGCCATTGCCGCTATTTCGAATACAGTAACCTGGAGCGGATCCGCAACCGGCAAAAGATACGTTTCAGATTCACTCAGCATCATAAATACCAATGGTTCCTCTTCAACCTATTTGCCCGGAAATGCTTCCGGTACAACTTCCAACGGAGGATTATATGTTTAGTGCGATTAGGCGATTGAGTGTTTTTGTGTTTCTGTCTCTGATTCTGATTTCAAGCGTTTCTTTCGCTCAAAGACAACTACTCAGCCAGAATACAACATTTTATGTCCGCGTCGACGGAAGTGATTCCAACGATGGCTCGGCGGACGATCCGGCTGACGCTTTTCTCACTATCCAGCATGCAGTCGACGTGTACCAATCAATAGACTGCGCGGGATTCGATGTCACAATTCAGGTGGAAGACGGCGCATACACAAAGGGCGTCTTGATAACTTCTCGAGTAGGAGCAGGCAATTTGTACCTTACCGGAAATCCAAACACGCCGGCGAATTGTTGGATAGCCGTTACCGGAGGCAATGCTATTTCCATTCAAGGTCACCCGCAAGGCAGCGTCGTGATTCTGAATGGCTTCAAACTGAGCACCATTACCAGCGGTGAATGTCTTTTCTCCCAGGGCGGAGCCCAAGTCTTTTATAAAAACATCGAATTCGGATCGTGCGCAGGATTTCACTTGAACGCCAACGAAGATGGGATTTTCTATTTAATAGGCCCTTGCAAGATTTCAGGCGGAGCGATAGCGCATATCGTCGCTCAAGTGGGCGGAAAATGGCTTAATATTGCGGGTCCGGTAACGATAACGATTGTGGGAACGCCCGCTTTTTCTCAAGCCTTTTGCTGGGCTGTCAATTTGGGTTTTGCGGGTATAACCAATCAAATAACCTGGAGCGGATCCGCGACCGGAAAGAGATACGAATCCGATAACCTATCGGTTATCACTACATACAGCGCGGGAGCGAATTACTTGCCGGGCAGCATAGCGGGAACGACAATGTACGGCGGAGTCTACATTTAAGGCAATCATTTAAAAGGGGGAAACCATGGCAGCAAACAAACAAATCAGATTCGGCCCTGTGGCCTTAGGGAATACAGCCGCAAACATCGTCAACCCGGCCCTGGGCGCTCTCACCGGCCCGGTGGGATTCACCATGACGCAGCTTTATGTCATCTTGAAGCATATTCGCCTCGTCAACAAAACAGCCGGCGCTATCACCGTCTCTCTGTATGTCGGAGCAACCGCAGGCAGCGCGGCCGGAACTGAATTTCTTGGGACGGCGCTCTCTATCCCAGCCAATTCATATGTTGATTGGTATGGGGCGCTCAGATTGGATTCCGCAGATTTCCTAAGCGGACTAGCCAGCGCGGCAACCTCAATCACTTTCGTAGCTGAGGGCGAAATCGGAATTTCGTAACAAAGGAGATTTATGGGACCAGCGGAAATATGGCCTATGATTGCGGGCGGCGCTGCCGTGGTTTTCGGCGCCGCGAATTGAGGTGACGCGATGGCCGTCCAACAGATCAGCGAAAAGATGATCGGAACCGCAGACGGGACGAACGCGGTGTTCAACACGTCGAAGGTTCCCAACGCGGACACGATCTCGATTTTCGTCGACGACGCGGCCGTCGCTATAGCTTCGGTGGACCCGAACGACCCGACGAAGTTCACCCTGGCTTCTCCTCCTGCGTCGGGGCATCGGCCGTTCGCGGTCTACCTGTTCTCGGCTGCCGACGACATCGACTTCGTCACGGTCGCACAGGTCAAAGGCATCGGAGAGATAACGACCTCGAAAGACGACGGCCAACTGCAGGATCTCATCACGTATTTCGCGGAGTTTTTCAACGGCCAAACCGGCTGCCGCGTCCACAACAGAATCTTGCCCATCACCGATGACCCGCCTTACGACGGACCCGGAGGGCAGAAACTTTTCTTGCGCAATTATCCGATCCGGTCGATTCAGACCGTCATGGTCAACGGCGTGACTCTCCCGATCGCTGCCGGCAGAACCGACGGCGGGGTGGTGATAACCAACAACGGCCGCGCGATTGCCCTGCGCCCTCCTGCAGGCTCGATGCAATGGAGTTTCCAATCGTACCCGTTGGGCATCGGGGCCTGGCAGTTCTCCCAGGGAATCGCGAACGTGTACGTGGACTACACCGCAGGCAACGACGGGACGCCAGCGGACCTCTCGCAGGCCACGGCCGAGCAGATCGCGATCGAGTACAAGCGGAAAACCTATTTCGACATGAGGTCGAAAGTCCAATCGGTCGGAGGCGGGAGCGCAACCACGACCTATCGGGACTGGCACCTCACGCCGAAGATGCAGCGAATCTTGATGAAGTATTCGAGGCTCACCGTATGATTTATTCGTTCTCGAACACCGACCAGATCCTCGTGGCGAAGTTGCGCGGGCGAGGCCCGATCCTGATAAAGGCCCTTTCGAACAAGTTGAACAACCTGGGCCTGCGCCTGCAATCGAAGATCCGGACCGAGAAGCTGGAAGGAGGAACGCCGCTGCATCGGAGGTCGGGCGAGCTCTCCCGGTCGGTGCAGTTCTTTCCGACCGAGGCCTCGGGCAGCCGGTTGGAAATGCGCGTCGAGGCGGCCGGGGCGACGGCCTTCTACGGAAGGATTCACGAGCGCGGAGGGCGGGGCACCTACGAGATCGTTCCGAAGAACAAACAGGCCCTCGCCTTCGGAGCCGGTGAATTCGCCGTGCCTCTGCGCGGGGGCGGGGTCGCTTCGAAGTATCAAATTTTAAAAGCCCTGTCGAGCCGCACCGAGTCGACCCACGCCTACGGAGCCAGGCTGGCGCGAAGAGCGCCGATGGCCGAATTCGAAGGCGGTCAGATGACTTCTTCCGGAATGGTTGTCGTGAAGAAAGTCGTCCACCCGCCGCTGCCGGCGAGGCCGTTCATGAAACCCGCGTACGAAGAGATGAGGCCCACGATCGTTTCGGAATTGCAGCAGACGACGAACGAGGCCCTGAAAGGTTGACCGTGAAAGGCAAACCGAAAAGAGAAGATCTTTATCAGGCTTTGTTCAAGCACGTGTGTCAGACGCCTTGCCCCGACGGGCAATCCTGGGGAAAGCAGATCCGGGGATTCGTGGAGGTCGCGAACGTGGCTTCGGCGGACCAACCGGCCATGTGCCTCGCGAAAGGATTCGAGCGGGCGGTCCGCAGGCGAGAGGAAGGCGTCACCACTTGGGATTGGGTTTTCGGCTTGTGGATTTATTTCCGCGTCAACGCCACGGTCGTCGACGCCGATTGGAAATTCACGGACGACGTGATGGACGCCCTCGACGCGAACCTGGCGGCCTTCCCTGCAGACATGCAGTCGCTCGGGGGGATCGTCAACGATTGTTTCATCGAAGGCGAAATCGCGCCGATGCCCGACCCGGAACAAACTCAGCAGCAAACGTTGATCGTGCCGATCGTCGTCGTGACGGGCGACTGATCCGATAATACAACCGGGGCGCGAAGGCGTCCCCTTTCAAAGGAGACAGATCCATGAAGCAATTCGGCATCGGTTTGGTGGTCGGAGTTCCTACCAGCGCAGGAAACAACGCCACGCCTTCGTTTCCCCAACGGTTCGGCGTGATCAAGGAAGCGCAGGTGGAATTTTCCGGCAAGCTGGAAAAACTTTGGGGCCAGAACAAACTGCCGGACGACATCGCGGCGTCCGACATGGAGTTCAAAGGCAAAGCGGCCTTCGCGGAAATAGAGGCCGACGTCTACAACTCTCTGTTCTTCGGGGACGTCATTTCGACCGGGTCCAAGAAGATGGTTTCGGACGAGAGTTCCGGCGTGATCGCCGGCAACAACTTCACGGTCGCGAACGGCGGCAACAACTTCTATCAGAATTTCGGGCTGCGCTACGCGTCGACGGGCGTCACGCTCGAACAGGTCGGAGCGGGGAACGAGGCCACCGGCAAGTACAGCGTCAGCGGGACGGGCGAATACACGCTCGGAGGGAACGACGCGGGCAACAACGTGTCGTTCCTGGTGTCCTACGCCTACACG